GTTAGGTCGAGCCATCACCCACGCCGAGCGCAGCGTTCGTGGTGCTAAACGGCGTTGCGAGTCCGCTCGTGGTGAGTCCGTTCCACAGTGCGGTTGCGCCAGCCGTGGTCAGCAGATTGTGCTCGGCTTCGACGACCTCGAACGGCAGTGGTGCGCGGCCGGCGTCGACGTCCTCTTGTGTCCAGTCGCCATGCCGCTTGTCAACGCGCACGTGCGCGCGCCAGCGTGGCGCCGGGTGTGTCTCGTCTGCGGTGTGACGGTGGGTGTACTCGGTGCCGTCGTGGTGCTGGCGCGTGGTGACGGTGTGGACGACGCCGCCGTCATCCATGCTCGATCGTTCGAGTTCCATTGGATTGCTCCTTGTGGAGTGGGATGGCGACGCGGCGCGTCGTGGGGCGTTGCATGCGGGGCAACAAAAAAGCCCGCCCTCGATAGGCGGGCAGAGTTCGAGTCGTGTTGCGGGTTACGTGCCTGTGAGCTCGGCGCGGACCGACACTAGCCCGCTTGCGGGCACGGTGCCGGTAAAAATCGATTGCAGGGTGCCAGACTGTGGCACCACCAAGTTGATCGGGGCGCCGGTACTATCGGCTAGCTCAATCGTGTCAGCGACCACGTTGTAGACGGTGTACGTGATCGATGGATTGACCCAATTCAGCACTTGGTCGCCTATCGCAAGCTGGTGGTACGGCGCGCGCAACAGGTTGAAATTGCTTGAGTCCGAGACGAACGGGCCGTGATCCGTCGAGCCATACGGAAACATGCAGAGGAACGCGGAAGGCGTGTCATATGACCACAGTCCTATCCATGAGAACGTGGCGCCTACCGGCGCAGGCACATCCACCGGCCCGTATTTGGCGGAAAGAAAGCCGAAACTCGTGAATGGGATCGGGATGTGCGCGGTCGAAACCTCATTGGCCCCGGTGAGGTTGAACGCGGAGTGCAAACTCGCGAAGCCAACGTGTAGTCCGTCGACCCCGGCAAGCATGATGCCAGCCTTGAAGCTCATATGATGAGCATCTCTAGGCCGACGTGTACGATGCCTTGAAACGGCACCAGGACCGAAGCGCCGATCTTCGTCATCGTGCCAGCGCCGTGGTTGAATGACGCCGGATTGCCGGTCCCGTCATCGAGTTGCACGTCGAGTCCGCTTGAACTTAGGACGGTGTACGTTGCGCCAAGCGCCACAAGCGACCCCGTGACAAACACTAGATCACCGACCAACGGCGGGATCGAGCCGGGAAACATGCGGCAACGTGTGGGGTCCGTGCTATCGACGATGAACGCACCGCTGCGAGGACTTGGTTCCGGTACCGGAGCCATGCCGAGCAGGGTTTGATTCGACCAGAAGCCGACCCACGATACGACCGTGTCGGCCGGCACTGGCACGTCCGCGCCGCCACCTGGAAAGAACGTCGTGATAATGCCGCCGAGATTGATGTAATTCAGCGGCGCGTGCGCAGTGGAGACCTCGAAGCCGCCAAACTGATCGAATGCCGAGTGACAACTCGCGCCAGTGATGGTGAAGTCCCGGAACGCGTTAGAGAGCGCCTGATTAGTAAAGAGCAGCGTCATCCGATGATCCGCGAGCGTGACTTGCCTGCGCCCACTTTGCCGAAGTTCGCCGGAGCGACGGTCGTGCCAAACTGCGTTACGCCTAGAACGCCGACCAGAGAAACGAGCACGCTAGGCGTCGGTGCTCTAAGTTGCACCGTTAGTCCGGTGATGGTCACGTCAAACCCACCAGGCCCGTAATTGCTGCTGAGGTCGAACGTGATCAGTGACGGCACGTCGAAGCCGAGGTTGGCGATCTGACTCGGAAAGCTGGGGTCAATCCTGATCCATCGCGTACCGTTGAGTCTCAGGAACGGCCATCCTTGGGTACCGCCGCCCGCGTCGACCACGCTTGTGATGCTGGCGACCACGCTTGGAAAGTGGAACGGGCCGCTAGACGTGTTTGCGAGCCATGCCGCGTAGATGTCACTCGGAATCGTGACATGCACCGAGTTGACACTCTGCCCAGCGGGTACCGTGACCGTTAGGCCGGTGTAGACGTTGACCGGCGGTGAAGCCATCTATCTACCGGATCAGATAGAGGTCAATGGTGCTGCCGACGTCGCAGTTACCGGCTGCCGGTGCAAACGAGAGGGTCAGAATCGCGGCTGTGCTATTCCATCCCCATGCGCCCTGTTCAACGCGCAAATCGCTCACGCTCACATGGCGTGCTGATTGGAACGTCCCACGCTTGAGTTTGCCGGTGTCCGTGTAAAAGGGCATCTCGATCCGTCCCATCGCGTGGGCGCCCGCCGTCGCGCCAGTAGGAGGTACGAATCCGACACGAGTATTCGTCGGAGAGACCTGGTTCGCGGAGGCAGCCTGCGCGGTGGAAGAACTAGCCGTGTTTACCTGGCTATAGTAGTTCGATCCCGTATCGCCATTGACTGTGATGCCGAGCGTTTGCTCGGCCGCATCAGTACCACGGATCGCCCAATAGATCAGCAGATGCGAGCCGTCCTGCGGAATGTCGGGGATCTTGATGGCGCCCGGTGCCGTAAGCACGAACCGCGCGACTTTGATCAGCCCGCCGATTGGTGGCGTCAGTCCCGACCAGCCGAAATTGCCTTGATTCATGGCTACTGTCTAGTAGTCGGCGCCGTGAGCTGTGATAGCAAACGTCTCGGCGTTGTGTGTGCTCACCTTCAGTACATAGCCAGATGGTAGTACCAGCAACGGAGCTTGCATGTCGGGCGTTATGATCACGCCGCGGAATGCCTGAGTCGACGCGCCAACAGTGATCGCGCTTACAACCACTTCCTGCCACATCTGAGTGACGCTCGTACCGTCGTAAATGAAAAACCGGATCATGCCGGCCGTCGTCGTGCCGGTCGCCTCAATGACGATACGATCAACGCGCGTGCCATTGGTGCCGCCGGTAAGAACCGTGCCGAGCGTGCCGGTTCCGTCGCGGTTGGCATTCGCCGTCGAGATGGTGACCAACCCAACCTTTGGGGTCAGACTAAAAATTGGGCTAGTGTTCGCCGCCATGTGTTTACAGTTACTCCTATCATTGGTACACTGCGCCTACATTGACGGAAGGGCAGTAGTGATGCGACTCCGAGACATCACCGGGCAGACATTCGGACGGTTGACCGTGCTAGCGCGTGACCCGGCGAAGAGATATGGGCGGGTGACGTGGTGCTGTCAATGCACCTGCGGGCAACTCGTAAGCGTGACCGGACACGATCTTGTCAGCGGTAATACCCGCAGTTGTGGGTGTCTCCTACGCGAGCACATCGTCAAGCTCGCTAGGTCACACCACGAGCCTCGACATGTGACTCATGGTCTCTCGAAGACGCCCGAGTACCGTGTGTGGCATGACATGAGACGCCGCTGCAATCAGCCGCAGAACCATGCATATAGACACTACGGCGGCAGAGGCATATTGGTATGCGAGCGATGGGAAGACTTCGAGTCCTTCTACGCCGACATGGGACCGCGACCTGGGTCCGACTACAGCATTGAGCGCATTGACAACGAACGCGATTATGAGCCGAGCAATTGCATTTGGGTGCATCGCTCAAAGCAGGCGCGCAACACGCGGAGGAATCGGTATCTGACCTACAACGGCCGGACACAGACCCTATTCGAGTGGGCTCGCGAGATTGGTATCAGTCCAGCCGGGCTATGCACCCGTCTGAACAGGAATGGCATGTCGGTCGAGCGCGCCTTGACACAGCCGGTACAACAGCGGTCCAAGCCTGCGGCATGACCGTATTTGCTGCCATTGGTGGGGTGATCTCCTAATTGAAGTGGCTGGCGTAAAAGACCTTTGTCGCGTCGGGGACACTGCCGCCGCCGCCGCCGGTAGCCGCCGCCCATGCGGGTTGGCCGGCGACGACGGTCAACACCTGGCCGTTGCTCCCAATCGCAAGGCGTGCCGGCGTGCCGGAGTTGTCGCTCGACCAGATCAGATCGCCGAGCAGCGTCATCGGATTGGCGAATCCGGCGGGATTGGAGATCCAACCCACGACACCAGCGACGATGCCTAGTACCTGATTGTTTGAACCGACGCCGAGGCGTGTCGCCGCGCCGCTCGCACCGCCAACGATGAGGTCCTGCGCGGTCGTCATCGGATTGCTAAATGGGGTTGCCCATTTCAGTCCGAGCGATTGCGTCGTATCGACCGTGAGCACCTGGCCCTGTGACCCGATGCCAAGCCGGTTCGCCACGCCGCTCGCCGCACCGACAATTAGATCGCCGAGCGTCGTCATCGGATTGGTGAGCACGGCGGCCCACTTGACGCCCGTCGCCTGGGCGCTGTCCGCAGTCAGTACGCTGCCGTCGGAGCCGACGCCCAGACGCGTGACGATCGAGCTGTTGCGAACAAGCAAATCACCCTTGGTCGAGGTCGGATCGGGGATGCCGTCTTTTTGAAACGTCAGTGCCGTCGTCGCGAGGACGATGGTCGAGGACTGCGTAAACGTCCAATACGTCGCGGCGTTGACCGTGCCCTGAGACACGTAGACCTTGAAGCCACCGACGAAGTCGGACGCACTCGCGGCGTCATTGGCGCGTGTCAGAATGGACGACGATCCGTTGAAGACATAGATGCCGTTCTGAGATGCGGTGCTCTGATCCTTCAGCAGAACGCGGTCGCCATTGGTTAGCGACACGCTGTCCATCGTCCCGCCGGGCGAGCTGATGTTGACGTTCGCGGTCGAGGCGACCTTGACCGGCGCCTTGATGCGCTTATCTTCGTGCAGATCGAGGCCCGAGGCCGTCGAATGAAGTTGATCGGCCATGCGGGCTCCTTATGGACGGAAGATGAGGCGGGTGCCGCTGCCAGTGACGAAGGTCGAACTACTCGACCCGGTCACGGCGATGGTGGTTGGGTACTTGATGTGAACGCACTCCAACGTCAACGTGACCGAGGTAAAGACGCCGGTCGCGCTGACTAGCGATGCGGCGAGGATGTCATCAGGCTGCAAATCGGTGATCCAGCCGGTGATCGGGATACGCACCGCTGCGGCGTTGGTCATCTCCGGTACGACTGGCGAGATGGGCGCCGTTACCGGCCAACTCACCATATGCCCGACCTGGATATCGATCCGCGCGTCGGTGACAACCGCGTCGGCAACGATGGTGCAGCCGACGATGCGCGCGGTGATCTTGCCGAGCGGTTGCTCGAGTGCATCACCGATCAGTGGCAGCGCGCCGTCGCCGTCAAAGGTGAAGCTGATCAGGAACGGTCGCGCCGTTTCGGTCGGCTTCGGGTCGCTGCGCGCGTCCTGGCGGATCGAGCGCATCGTCTCGACGAGCGCCGGGTGCGGTGCATTGAGATACGGTTTCATTTAGGCTTCTACACACACGAGCCGTTGCGAAAAGGCGCCCTGCTCGTTTATTTCCGTCGTGACGCTTTTGACCCACATCGTTTCGGAGATGCCAAGACCAGCGCCGGCGTCGATATTCACGGTCATGGCTGGGCCGATCAGGTCATCGCGCGGCGTGGTCAGTCGGACTACCTTCTGATCGCGCGTGACAATCGGCGTCCAGAAGTTTGCGATCGCTGTCGCGTGAACGATGTCCTCGATCAGTGGCGATGAGACGCGAAAGATGGAGTTGCCAGTAACAGGGCCGGTTGTGATCGGGCCGAGGCCATGACCATCGTCGTATCCTTCAACCAACACCGCGCTTCGCTTGCCGACTTGCGAGACGACGCTCGATGAGTCGCCGAATATATCGACGCCGAGCGTGAATGTCAGACTACCGGCGCTAAAGCCGGTGCCTGGCATTGCGGTAATCTGTTTCAGGTAGACATTGCCGTCGGACGAATCAAATAATCTGAAACCTTCACTGGCCTCGCACAGGCGATGAATGTACGAACTTGCTGATTCGTATGTGCCCCAGGTGAAATCGTCCCCATTGACAAGGCCGTACACATGCGCGGGGTTGTCGAAGTTGCTCAGGCTGAATGAGACGCCCACACGCGTGAGTACCGCGGCGATGATCTCCTGGAGTGTCCCCGTCGGCACGCCGAGTAGGTCGAACAACGACAGTCCGGGTCTGATGAAGCCGCCCGGTAGACCGCTGCCCTCGCCGTTCTCATACTCGTCGCACAAATAGAGCGGTCCTTTGCACACCGCGGTCACCGCGTGCGGCGCGAGCGTGGTGTCGTACTCGAGCAAGGTGCCTTGAAAGCGGATCTGCGGATTCCCCGCGCCCATCGTCAGCGTGACACCGCCGCCGAGGCTGCCGTTCGGAGCGGGCGAGACGATGCGCGCCTCGCCGGAGACCTGATCCCATCCGAACGTTGTTTGCGCGCTCAGTGCATCGCCAAGCGAGCTCGTGAGCGTCGTGTTGCGTACGAACGCGGTCGCCGTGGCGACCGGGCCACCACCGCTAAAGCCGGGATTCAGCGAGCCAGACGTGCCGCCGTTGACGATGGTTGGCACGGCGGTACCTCCGGCTAGATCAGTTGGTTATCACCCACGTCGCGGTCGCCCGCGTTCGGATCGAGCCAGGCTCAACGTAGTCTCGGCTCAATCCCGTCATCACGGCCTTGTGCGAAAGCGCGGCACCACCACCGTTGAGGTCGTCAATCGAAAGCGTGCCCTCACCGGCGCCGCCGCCGATGTCGACGTAGACAGTGTTTCCGCCAGGTATCGGCCGCAGACTGACATTCCACGAACGCAGGCTGAAGAGCGCACCCCATTCCGTCGCCGAGTTGACGAGGATTTGACAGGTGAACTCCTCGAGTGGCCCGCCCTTATCGTTGAAGGCCGTTTCGAGCACGGTGAAGGACACGCCGGTACCGCCGGCAGAGAATGACGACACTGCCGGCCTCCTTCGCTGTGCTGGTTATCGTGCTGCTATGCCCGCGTAGTTCCCGCCTAGCTGGCCGGTCGCTGGCCTGTGCGCCGTGGCGGCAGTCCATGCGGCCTGCAACTGCTGCGCGACGGCCTGAAGGATGCTGTCGAACATGCCCTCGTGGTCGCCGTCGTGCGCGACGTGGATGTCTCCGACATGGACCGTGACACCAGCACCCGCCTGCGGTGCGCCGCGTTCCGCGAGCGCCGCCTCGCGCGGTATTTCCGACTCAGGTCCACCGACCGCGCTGTACACCGGCTCGCCTACGGCGCCGAGCACGTTGGCCGGTCGTGCGCCTGCAGGAACGATGGTGTCGCCGTTGACGGTCACGCCAGGCGTCGGGCTAGGCGGCCCGTACATGTCGCTGGTCGGATGCTTGAGCATATTGAGCGTTTTCTCGGCGACCTTTTGTTGCACCTGGGCGAGCAGCGATTCGACCTCGTACGCCTTCTCTGACAACTCGTACCGCTGCCTGTCGAGATCAAGCGCCGCCTGCGCAGCTTCGGCCGCGCGTGTGCGCGCGCGGACCTCATCCTCGAGCGGCTGCATCTGCTGCTGCACGCCGATCTTGGCGCGTGCCGTGGCGCTGTTCTTGAGGCTTTGCTGAAGGTCATCGCCTTCCTTTGCCCGGTTGGCGAGGTCGACCTCATGCTGCCCGCGCAGGACTTCCGGTTGTACCTGCAACTCTTGCTTGTGCAGGTCGGTGAGCTGCTGTCGAGCCGAAGCGACATCGACGGGAGCGCCACCGGCGCGCGCTGCGGCGAGCCGCGCCTTCAATTCCTCTTCTTGATACTTGATATCAGCCAGGCGATTCGCGGCCGGGTTGCTCGCGATCCGCGCCTTGGTGATGGCGTCCTGCTCGTCGAGCGACCGAAGCTGCTGCGCGTAGTCGACCGCGGCGCGATCGATGTCCTCGATCTGCTGTTTGTAGCCGAGCAGTTCCCGCTCTGACTCGGTCTGCTGAATCTTCAGCGAGAGTGCTTGCTGCTCAGCATTGAGATGCGCGACCGCGAAGTCAGCCTTACGCTGTGCTGAGGCGACCTCCATCCCCTGAGCGTTGCTCTGGGCATTCTCGACCGCCGCCTTGGCTTCTACGATCTCAGGCGGCTCGTATGGCGTGAGTTCCGCCTTAGCTCGCTCCTGCGCAGCCCTCGCGTCTGCGATGACCTTGTCGATGGCGCTCTGAACCGGGTTGGATTCTGGAGCCTGAGCTGTGGCTAGCACATCCGAAACATTGATGCCCTGCTCGCGCATCGCTTGCTCGCGCGCGGCGATGCGCACGGACTCGCTATTGCCGAGTCCATAGCCGCCAGTAGCCTTGTTGGCCTGGTCGACCAACTCCTTCGTACGGCGATCAATGGTTGCCGATTGATCCGCGGGAAGCGATTTAGAGAATGCGTCGAGTTTGCCGCCCTCGCTGATCTGCGACTGACCTTGCGCGATGAGCGCGGCTGCGGCCGCGAATGCAAGCAAGCCAGGCAAGGCACCGGCTGCTGCCGTGCCAAAGGCCGATAGACGCGGCGCAGCACCAGCAGCGGCAACACCCGCTCCTGTTTCGGCCGTGGCAAGCACACCGGCGCCGCCGGCCATTTCTATAAGCGCGCCCGTCGCAATACGCGCGAGACCACCAAGCGCGGTGAATCCGGAGATGAGCGGCCCGGCGGCGAACGCGACTAAGCCAAGCGTGCCAGCAAGGGCAAGCACCGCTCCGGCAGCGCCAGCAATGATCGCGATGGTGCTGAGTACCGGCGCGGGCAGTGAGCGGATAGCGGCGACGAAATTGTTGAGTCCCTCAAGAGTTCCCTTGAGGGCGGGAAGCATCCCGTTGACCATGGACATGCCGACCTGTTGGGCTTGTGCCCCGAGGATGTTCCACTGTCCGCCGGCCGTCTGTTTCATGCGCTCGAAGCCCTCGACGGTGACGTCCGTGGATGCCCTGACACTCTGGAGCACCTTCCGGTAGTCTTCCGCGCCGGTGCCGGCGAGCAGCATCGCACCGATGCCGCCGCGCTGGGCATTGACGAGATTGCCCCATTCGGCTTCTTGCTCGGCCGTCGTGAGGCCCGCGCGCCGCATGGCCTCATTGACCTCGTCAATGACGCCGGGCAACCCCTTCGCCTGCAGCTCGGCCGGCGAAAAGGCGTTGGTGAGATCAATGCCGCTTTTCGCGCTGAGTGATTGCAGTTCCTTTAGCGACTCCTTTGTTGGGATCGCCATGTGAGCGACGATACCCTTGAACTGCGTCGCGGCCTGGGCGGGGTCCATGAACCGGCTGAGCGTGGCATATGCCGCGATCGCCTCATCCATCGGGATACCCACGGCGCCAGCAATGGAGCCGGCCTGACCAAAGTTGCCCGTGAATTGGTCAAGCGTCATCTTGCCCTGTGTCGCTGCGGTATGCAGCATGTCCATTGTCTGCTTGGCCTGGGCGGGGTTCTTCTGCCCAAACTGCTTCATAGTGGTCGCGAGCGCATCGGCGACCTGGCCCGTGTCGGCGCCGGTACCGACCGCAGACTGCATCGCGACCTCGAGAATGCCACCAGCATCTTTGGCCGAAAACCCGAGGTCGGTGATCTGTCGGAAGCCAACCGCCAACGATTTGAGCGACGCGCCACCTTCGGCAGACAGACGCAGCAGCGTCGACCGCATCTCGTCGATGTCCGCGGTGGTCATCGTCGTGTTGTTCCGCGTCTCGACGAGCATCGTGTCGAACGATGCCGCTTGAGCGAGCGCGTCACCGAGACCGGCGAGGATGCCGCCACCCGTCCCGGCTAGCGCGGCCGATGCGGGCAGTGCCGCGCGACTCAGCGTCTCCACGTTCTTGAAGGCTGAGACCTGGGTCGCCGAGGCATTCTTTTTTACGAAGGCGTCCATCTCGCCCCGCAAGGAGGCAAGCTGTGCCATCGCTTGCGTCGAGTCGGCGCGTATGCGAATCAGGAGGTCAGCAGTAGAAGCCACGAGATTGTCTCCTTACTGCGCCGTCTGTGCTCCGAGTGTCGTCTGCGGCCGGCTGATCTTTGCCTCAGCCGCCTTGGCTTCGGCCTTCTTGCGCATTGCCTTGTAATCCTCGTTTTCGAGGATGAAGGCTGCACGCCAGTAGGCGAGCTCGCCACGACCGAGTGACACCAGCAATTGCCGGTGTGTCATGTGCAACTCTTTGGCGAGTTGGTACTCGAAGTGAAGCTCGCTATCCCTCTGAAGGTGGACTTTTGGCGGCCTCGACAGCCCTCGAGCCGAGACCCGTCGCGGTCAGGATCTCCGCGAGGATGGCGTTGATCGGACCGAATCGCCGCTCCATGATCCACTTTTTCGCGCGCGTGGTAGTGATCTTCGGCTCGACCATGCCGAGCGCGAGACACCAGGCATTGAGCTCGTCTTCGTTGGTCTCACGCTTGTGCGCGTCGTATGACTGCTGGCGCGCGTGCGCGAGTGCGTCATAGCTAAGCCCGCGCACCTTGACCTTGCCGCCCCACTCGGGGATGTCGACCTCGATCTCGGGCAGATCATCGGCAACGTCGATGTCCTCGGCGGACAGAAACGGTGTGGTCGTGATTACTTCTGGCATGGCGGCCTCTTTCTTTGCGGGCATGCGTTCTCCTGTATGTTTGTGGCGTGGCGTTGACTGAGGCTCAGTTAGCGGAGATGGAGCAAAGAGCGGTGCGCTATGGATATGAGGACACGTTCGCCGTGATTGCTGAGGTCCGCCGTCTCCGCGAGGCGATGGCTGAGGCGCACAGCGAGTTGTTCTTTAGCCACTTCAGCGAGGATGCGATCGAATCTGCGCGCGATGAAGCTGAGCGGATTCTGAACGAAGCTCTCGGAGCCAGCGCCGGATCGTGAATCCGCGCGAACCTGTACAGGATTGCTGTACAGTTCGAGCGCTGGCGGTTGCGGTCGAGACACGCGTGCGACCGGGCGATGCGCTCCGGTCGCAGGTTGATCGCGCCGCTTGCTAGTTACAGCGTGCCGGTGTTCCTTACGGCGAACTCATCGCCGGAGGTCCCGCCAACCACTGTCACCGGATTGGTCGGTACGAGCGCCGTCCAGAGCCGCGTGCTCGGTGGATAGGTACCGACCGGCTGCGATGCGAGCAGCGTAGAACCGCTGATCGCCGTGAGCTGCGCGGTGCCTGCCAGCGGCGTTTGCAATGGTGCGGTGCCACTCGAGGCGAGGTTGATCACCACACCATTCGCGGTATTGGCCGGCACGGTTGCCGTCCAGATGATCGCGGTCGAGGCGCCGTAGGTCTGCGTCGTGACGGAGATCGTCGATGCCGCAGCACCAGTGCCGCCTACACTGGTCACGATCAGCTCCAATTTGTCTTGGAAGCCGATCGTCTTTTTGAGATCGGTTACCGTCGCGGTGCCGCTGCCAGTGAACGCGATCGTCGCAAGTCGTTGGCTGGCATCCTTGCCACCCTTGACGTAGCGGTAGAACTCCATGAAGCCGACCGGGAAGTCCCACGGCGAGGCGGTCTGGTGCGTAGACTTCGCCCATGCCGCCAGTGACAGACCGGCGCCATTGGTACCGAGACCCTGGCTCGCGGTGATTGTTTTGATGTAATTGTCGAGCGACGTGAGCGCAAAGCCGAGCTCAGCTTTGACGGCCTTGCGACCGATCAATGCTTGCTGGCCGGCGTCGAAGTCCGAGAAGATACGCGCCTCCGGATCATTCGACGGCGCGGAGTATGACGTGAGTTCTGTGCCGTTGGTGATGTCGGAGTTTTGAATGACCGTGCCGCTCGCGCCATAGCGGATACGGATTTTCGCGAGCACCACATAGCCGGTCGGGATGACAGGCTGCTCATGAGTGTCGGTCATATCCTCACGCGCGCCGCGGAACACGGCGAGCACGCCCTTGTGATCCGCGCAGACCGCACAGTCGTAAAACTGGCCGGAGGTAAGCGGTGAGCCGTCGGTACACGTCTGCGAGAACGTCGCGGACGTGCCGTAGCTCGCGGCCGTCGCGACCGCGACCGTCTGACCGTAGACGCTCACGTTGCCGCCGGTGATCGCGACCGTATTGTCTGGCGTACCCTGCGCGTCAACCGACACGGTGCTACCTGTCGGAATGCCCGTGGTAAGGTCGTTACCGCCGCGCACGAGCGCCTTACATTGCTCCAGCCAATACATCGGCGAGGTCGCGTGTGCGTTGTCGCCAACCGATCGAATATACGCGTTGTGCGAGTTGCCAACCGCCGTACATAGGCTGGTGATCAGAGAGGTATTTACGGAGAGGGACATCAGGCGCGCTCCTTGGATGAGGCGCCGTCAGACGCCGAGATGTTGACGACAGGCGCAGCGTCAGGCGCGGCAGTCGCAGCCTTGCTAGGCTTGGCTGGTGCCGGCGCCGCGGGCGCGAGCACTGTTGCCCATGGTTGACCGGACGCGGGGTCGACGTCACCAGAGACGGCCAGGCGCAGCAGAGCGTCGGTAGGATTGTTGATGATTTCGCCCGGCTCGTGAGTGCCGGTCGCGTCCGCGATATGGCGCGGCCCGATCTGTACTTGTGCCATGGTGAACCGTCCCTCGGGTTAGGTCATCGTCATGGTGCCGTCGACGACGAGCTTCGCACTGAAGGAGCCTGCACCCTCAGCTTCGGTATCCTCGTCATAGGACAGCACATACGCAACGCCCGACCGCGTGCCACCAGTAGCGCCCTGTGGTGCATACGAAAATGACAGGGTCGTCGGCGTCGCCTGTGCGAGCGCGTTGGTGAAGACGGTCGAAATGGTGTGATCGATGTAGCCGTTCAACTCGATCGTCGTACCCACGGGACCCACCAAGCGGTTGATGGTGCCGCCGCCGAGAACCGGCAGCTCGAGGTCTTTGCGGGTCGGCGCGATCTTCACACCTTTCAGGTGCGCATCGAGCGCAGTACCGCCAAGGTTGAATGTGGCTACATAGCCAGGTGATAGTGCCACTGGTGGCCTCCTCAGACGCGGCGGGCACCTTGGTGGCAGCCAGTGGGAATTAGTGCGGGGCCGGCTTAGCGGCGCAGCAGAGTTAGTGTGACAATTCGCTAGCGCGATTCAGTCGCGCGAGTTGATCCCGAGACGCAGCTCGATCGCACGAATGATGAGGATCAATCCCCGGCGCACGGCGAGCCAGAGGAGACGGTCTTTGTCGTCCATCTATGCTCCTGGCACGCTGCTCGCGAGCGGCAAATTGATCTGAAACCCATAGTAGTCGGCGTTGCCGTACTTGAGCGTGTACACGTACCCGGTGCTTCCGAAGCCACCCTTGGTCGTGAGCTTGTTGCGCATGATGTAGCGGTCGCCGATATTCGTGGTGCGCAGCGCGTACGTGTTGCGAAAATCGGTTGCGAGCTGCAAGCACCGCGCGTAGATCGCGCCCGGATTACCCGCGGCCTGCATCGGTGCGACGAATACCCGAATCCAGAACTCCGTGATGCCAAAGGGCTTCCATTCGTCGGGTCCGAGCAACACGAGCGCACTCGGCGTCTGTGTAATCGACTGCGGCATATTGTTGGCGCCGTACGACGCGACGATGCCGGGTACGGTCGCGTTGATGACCGCGATCGCGTCCACGGTCTGCGCTAGCGTCTGCTGCGTCGCCACAGTTAGAACGCCTCCTTAATCGCTTCCGTCACATCACTAAGGAATGGCCCTGTCTCTTCCACGAGAATCTGCTCTGCGGTTTCCCACCGGCCTCGGTGAATCTCGGCTTGCTCTTCCGCGCTCTGCACATACGGTGCGTATCCAACATCGTTGCGCAGATCAATGCTGACCATGTCGGCGTATTGATTCGAGCCGAGTCCGGTAGCTTCGGTCAGTCCATGCGCCCAAGCCCTGCCCAGAGCACCAGTCCGTTCATACTGGCTATTCGCAGGCGGGGAAGGATATTTCTGCAGTCGCGCACTGACCTTCTCGGCCATAGCGGTAACCGCGTCCTTTAGTACCGTCATGGCTTCAAGGCGCTCGACTCTTTTCATCAACGCGTCGATGCCATCAACCTGAATGCGGAGACCGATGTTAGCCATCAGGCGAAGACCAGGCTTTCGCGGTACTTGCCCGCGACTTCCCAGAGGATCGCGGCAACGTCCATATCCTGGTAGCCGATGCGCGCCGCGGCGCCACCCAAGCCCTGGGAGTTGGTCGCTGTGGTCGGCCTTCTGTAATAGATCATCGCCAGCAGCAGACACGCGCGACGGATTGGGAGCGGCGTGACGCCATCCTCGACGATGCCCCAGGAGCCTTGAATCTGCACCGTGCGCTGGCCTTCGGGGAAGGCATAGCGCCCGCGCGCGGCGTTGGTGCGGATCTCGCGCTTGGTCTCCTGATTGAGTGGGTACAGCAGGTAATCCGTGGTCGGAGTCCAGATCGTCTCATACGTGCCGTCGCCGTCGTTGTCCGTGGCAAGCTGGCTGACGCTGATGAGTGGCGGGACTCGGAGACTGTCATAGCCGCCCATGGACTCATCGCTCCGTGCGCGGACGCGGCTGAAGCCAGAGCCGGGAATGTCGAACGTGAGCGTCTTAGTCTGCGGTGCGAACGCGCCGTGCGCCTGGCGACAGAACGCGTCGATTACGCGCGAGGCGTCCGTGATGGCGCGATCAAGCCGCGGGTCCTCACCGACATCATCGACCTGGATCTCTTCAGTGAGATCGCCTCGGAGGCAATAGTCGGCAGCCGTCATTCGTGCCTCCGTGTGTGCGAAACTCTCGGCCGATGGAGAAGATCATCACCCTATTTCAGAGGAACTATGATGGTGATCGCTTGGTCCGGGATGAGGTCGTGCCAGGCGCCGAGTGGGTGCTGGCGGGAGAGGGGATTGCTACTCGCAAGTGGGACGGGACGGCATGCCTAGTGCGCGCTGGATGTCTCTACAAGCGCTACGACGCGCGATCCGGCAAGGCGCCGCCTGCTAACTTCGTGCCCGCGCAGCCGGAGCCCGATCCCGTCAGTGGGCACTGGCCTGGCTGGGTGCCGGTTGGCGATGGGCCAGAGGATCGCTGGCATCGTGAGGCGTGGGCGCAGGACACGCCAGACGGCACGTATGAATTGATCGGGCCGAGGGTGCAGGGTAATCCAGAGGGATTGTCCGCGCATGCGCTGGTCCCGCATGGGGCCGACCCTCTGCCTGATGCACCGCGCGAGTTCGACGCACTACGACAGTATTTACAGGGAACCAATATCGAGGGCATCGTCTGGCATCATCCCGATGGTCGTATGGTGAAACTGAAAGCCAGGGACTTCGGGATTAGGAGACGCTAGGACATGGACCGTCGAGGTTTTCTCAGAGTGCTAGGAGTGGGCGGCGCGCTGGTCGCGGCGGCTCCGATGTTGATCGTTCCGGCCGCTCGCAACGTGGTCGCCGAGCCTGAGCGACGCATTTTCCTGCCGCCGGCGAGTGGCTGGCCGTCGGCCGGACCGGGCATGCGCGTCGATGGCGTGGAACTCGTCGCGGGTCAGCGGGCCACGTTCTTTTTCGACACGACGGAACACTGGAAGGAGTACGGCATCTACGTGCCGAATTTCCCGGTGCGCTGGTCTCCCGAAGAGGGAGTTATGGAGGAAGTGTACCGACAGATTGCGGAGTCGGTGTCTGAGGCGTGGCGGCTGGCGATGCAGTATCCGCCTGCCTTGGCGCCACATTTGTAGTTCGGCCGTCGATGATCAGCGTCCGGACCTCGACGGGGTTGTAGATAAACATGCGTTTGCCCGCAGCAGCGTCTAGCCCGATCCCGTCGCGAAAGTCGTGGACGCTCACGACGAGGTCGATGTCGTCATGCGTCCACGTCATTCCGTTGTCGCGAAAGAAGACCTCGACGCGCACACACGGAGTATCGCTTATTCGATGCCGAGCGTCTTACGAACCTTCGTGGCGAGCACCAGAACCGGCGTGCCGAGCACGTCGAGTTGCACATACGGGCCGTCGCAGCGGAGCACGGTTACGGTAATTGGAAGTTGGGCGCCACGCTCCAGCCGCACGGTCGGTGCAGTCGGAGCGACCTCAGCATCTTCGGGTTTGGTGGAGCGTGGTGCCATGACTCTAGTTATACCGTCAGACCGAGACGGGGGTAACGTCCTGGCTTGGCGCGCGGTAGCGACCGTTGAACAGGACGATGATGCCCATCGCCTGACCAGCGGCAGAGCCGCCCGCGCCGGTATGCACCAGCTTCAGATAGCGGTTGCGCTTGCTGAGCTTGACGTTCATAGTCTCGACCTTCGCGCCGCCCGCCGTGGTCACCTGGGTAAAGGTGGCACTGCTGACGTCAGCGAAGCCCGAGCCGGACGCGGTCGAATCCTGCAGCTTGCAGTCCGAGGTTGTGCCAGAGCCGGACGGCGCGCTGTAGAAGATGCACAGGGCATTTTCGTACCCGAGCGTATCGACAGCCGAGCCGGTGTTGGTGGCTGCAGTGATCGCGGTGTTGAAGCTCGGCTTGACGAGCACATTGTCTGTAGGAGTGTGGATATTAGACACTCGTGGGATTTCCTTTCAGAAGGGTTGAGCCCGGCGTGTAGCCGGGCTCGCAGTGCTCGTCGGAGTTAGCTGAACTGTACGACCCGCAGGCGCCAGTCTTCTGCGACCTGACCGCCGAAGCGGACGCGGCCGAGCACGAGCACCTGGTTGGTCTCCGCGTAGAGCTCGCGGAGTACCTGAATCGACAGACCGACGCGATTGACCATGTAATAGCCCTTCAGATCACCGAAGATGATCGAGTTGCTACCAGTCGCCGGCGTCGGCATAAACTGGTTCATCAGAACCGGATAGCCGAGCAGGTCGCGTCCCTTGACACCGACACGCAGGCCGCTGTCATCGACGCCCATACCCCACATATAGCGGTTTGACGAATCCTTGAGCTGGGCAATCTGCCTGCCGGTGGCGGTTTTCTCGAACACCCACACGGCGCTGTCGTCGTATTGTGGGGGCAGCGCGAAGCCGGTCTCGATCAGTTTGTCCGCGGTGACAGCACCATTCGAGCCGGTGCTAATGACGGCCGGCTGAGCGGTACCACCCGGATTCATCAGGATGCCGGACGGCTGGCCGATACCGGAGCCGTTCAGAATCATGTTGTCGACGAGCAGATCGCGGGTCTCGGAGAACTTGCCGCTTACCCACCCGAGCAGATCGAAGTTGGCATCCTCGATGAGATCCTGTGTCACCGGCAGCGACAGCATTGCGGTGTGAACCGGGATGCGGATCTGACCGAAGACGGGATCGGTGACGCGGTGCGCGGTGCTCGAGGACGGCACTTCGCCGGTCCAGGTGACGCGCATGCCGGTGGTGTAGATGTCATCGGTCGTGTAATTGACCTTTGGCAGCACCAACGCATCGCGGCCGGTGTTGAGCTGCGTCACGCGGCTCTGCACCGTGGTCGGCGCCGGGCTCTTTGCCACGACCTGACTCAGGATGTCGGCTGGCACCAGGAAGCCGCCCGATTGATCGGCGCCTTCCTGCAGCGTCTTGATTTCGGCGCCGCTCATGCCGGCCAGACCGCCAGCCTTCATATAGCTGCGGAATGCGCGCTTGTACTCGGGCGTGCTGATCTTGGTCCAAGTGCCCTCGTCGACCAGGCCCTCGGTGTCGCCGGCTGGGCTGAAGCCCTCGACGTGCATCCGACCTGCCTTGGTGGCATCGGTCGATGCGCCGGCCAGTGGCAGGACGCCGGTCGACTCTTTGCCCCACTCGGCTAGGCTGATCGCCTCGCGAGCGGTTTCGATCTGCGCCTTGGTGGACTTCATCTCGGTCACGTAGCCATCGAGGCGAGCGTGATCGTCGGCCGAGAGTTCGGCCGCGGCGCTAAGGGTCTGGTAGTCGTGCTGGAGCTGGGCGAATCGCGCCGTCAGATCCTTTAGCAACATGGTTGCGTTCTCCAATCAAAAAAGCCGCCCGAAGGCGGCAGGAGTGGTTGCGCGACGCGGCGCCGATTAGGCGGCGGGGTCGAGCGTGTCTGCGAAGAGTTGGAGCACTTCGACATCACGTTGGCGACGTCGAATCTGCTCGGTGCGATCAACGCTCTCGTCGGAAGCGGCTTTCGCCGTCTGTGGCTCCGACGCGGCAAGAAGATCCGTCAGTGCTTTGAGTGCGCCCTCGAGCGCGTCTCGCGTTGAGGCGAGGCGCTCGCGATTGGCGGTGCTCAGCACCCGACCCTCTTTGATACGCCGCTCGTGGACACCTTTCGTGTGATCCACGACCAGCGCTGCGTAATCGCTCAGGCGCGCGGCTTGGCTCACCAGCGGCGCCATTTCGGTATCGTTGTCGATCGCTTCAGCGAGGCGCGCTTCCGCAGCCTTGAATGCCTCTTCCGCGTCGGTGCTGGCGTCATCAGTGGCGCCTTCGTCGTCGGTGGCATCCACAGGCTCGGTCATTGCCTTGAGCTCCTCGAGCTTGGCTGACTTGACGCCCGCAGCCTCGAAGTGCTTTTCAGCCGTGGCGAAGTCGAGTTCGGCGAGGAGATTGGCGGGCGTTGGAGTGAGACTGAGCTCGATCCACGGCCAGCGTGTGATCTCGCCCGACTTCTTGCGCTGCACCAGATGCGCCATGGCGCCAGAGCTGAAGTACAGCTTGCCGGCTTCGACGAGTTCCTTGATTGCGCCGAAGTATTCCGACTGACGGTCGAGCTGGACCTTCGTCCAGACGCCTTTGTCGGTCGCCTTGTACTCGGCGACGCGGCCGACGACGGTTGTCTGCGCGTCGGCATCGAGGCCGTGGTGATAGAGCAGTGGGCGATCGCCAGGCGCGAACCAATCGAGGCAGAGATCGGTCGACTTGGTGAACGTCTCACCGTCGATGTCTCGGCCGTTGAACATCCCACCGTAGGGGATGCCGAGACCTTCGAGAATGTCGTCGGCACCATCGGCCATCTTGACGGCGTGCAGCATCGGAACGGGTACCTCCGGTACGGGGTGTCGGCCGGCGGTACGCTCAGGCCGTGCAGAATGACGAGTTGGTCACACGAGTCGCGGTGCGCATTGCAGCCGCGCTACGCGAACAGGTGGGACCGCCCGATCAGTGGGAGGTGCGACCGCTCAGGATGGGCGCGGAGGATGACCCCGACGCGCAAGTCATGCTGTGGTTGCGATTCAAGCGTCCGATTGGGGACACCTGGCTTCATTGGGACTACGCGCTCTCGCCCCACCTAATAACTGATAACTTGTTCGACTTCTCGGGCTTGGCGCGGCACATCGTGCGCACGTGGCATCAAAACATCGACATGTGGAACGCGCGCCCGCCGAGCGAAGCGATGTGACGGCCACTCGATGAGCGCGTAGACCGCGAGCGCGACCGGGAACACTGATATCGCCGGTAGTACTGCGAGGATCGGCGCGTGTGTCGCATAGAGCGAATAGCTGCGCTCACCAATCCAGGCGAGCCCACGAGCCAAGAGCGAGCGCCGTAGCGAGTGCGCCTCGCGGAGCATCAGATCGTGCAGGATCACCGCGACGGCGACAGCCAGAGCGAGCGACCGAACTATTAGCTCGGCCACGAACGGCCACGGCAGGATCACAAGATTCGAGCCAACGTAGGCCACGACCACGAGCCACAGTCGCAGGCGACGCGGAATATTGGTGGAATAATTTTGACGCGCAATGACAACGCGCTCGGCTGACCAGGCGCCGAGTAGCCAGAAGGCCCAGAGCGCCCACACGCCCGTCGAGGCAAAGTCAAAGTCAGCGATGACGTGCGGCAGACCGACGTACGCGGCGAGTTGCAGCCCAAGCCCAATGAGCAGCAGCGTCGGCCACGAGAGCCGACGTCGCGCGAGCAGCAGCAGCGGATAGGCGGCGTACAGCCACATCTCCGTGATCACCGTATAGAGCGGCGCGTTGCCGAGCGCTAGGTCGAGCGGCGAGCCGAACTCGCTAAGGAACGTCAGACGCAAGGCGAGCGCGAGTGCAATGCCGATGCTTGGTGCGGTCGTCAGCGCGAGCAGGCCGAGCGCCACGCCGGCCCAGAAGACCGGAGCGATGCGCCAGAAGCGGCGCCGTGCGTAGAGTCGCCAATCAACCGGCTTGCCGACGTTGGGCAGATGAATACAGAAGCCCGAGACGACGATGAAGGCGATGACGCCGGGGTGGAGCGTGGCCGACCAGAACAGGCCGCGAAACAGCGTGTGTAGCCTTGTGATGGCCGGGGCGTCCGTGGTCTGTGCCCAATGGGTGAACAGCACCGACAGCGCCGCGAGCGCACGGATGGCGTCGATGGCGAGGTAGCGCACGGCGGCGCGTACTGTACGGCGCTCAGGTTGAGCTAAGGTCGGCTGACGGTCTGTCCGCGAATCGCCGGCACCGTGAGCGAGCGCTGCATCCTCACCGCGAAGTTGAGCTCGTGGCAGAACGAACAAAGCGGCGCGGCGGCATCTCGATTCTCAACCGGCACAAAACGCTCCTCGGTCGACCAGCACGCGGGGCACACATATCCGAACAGCGCCATCGTCAATACTTCCCTGTCGTCTTGGGCGGGCTGCCGTCGCCTGAGCCTTCGACGGGCTCGGGTGCAGCCTGGCGCTCGGTCATCTTGACGGGCGTCTCCGAAGCGATCACGCTCGACGGGATAAAGTACACCTGACCCTGGCCGTTCGGCAGCGGATCGAGGTTGAGCACATGCTCGCGATACTCATCGACACTCACGGCGCCGAACGTAAAGCCATCCGCGATCGGTTGTCGTTCGTTGCGCGTCTGCTGGTGCAATGCGCGCACGCGCGTGCGGTCGAACTTGCAGACGATGTCCTCGCCCCACCAAGACGCGACCTGATTCGTGAACGCGTCCTCGAATCTGCGCCAGTAGTTCTCGAGCGTCGTCTCCGTGAAATACAACCGCATGCCGTCGAGGTTCGCGTCCGCGGCGCGATCGATGCCAGTCTTGAGTCCGGCGAGCGCCGGCGGCACCCCGAAGGCGGCGGCGATGCGCGCCTCAGCGATGTTGCGCAGCGACGGAAATTCGAGTTGCGAGAGATTGAAGCTCAACTGTTGAACGGTCGTGTCAGCATCGAGCACGGCCGGTTCGCCGCGGCGAGATCCGCCGAATTGTTGCATCCAGCCGTGTTTGATCATCTCGGCCTGCTCTTTGTTCGCGACCGGCGTCTTGGTCATAAGCGCCACGCCTGGCATGGCATGGTTGGCAACCATCGCACCAACGAACTTGGAGGCTTCGTTGTCGGCCGAGACCTCGAGCGCGAGCGCTTGGAGCGGGCCGAGTCCTTCCACGAGACCGCCGGATTCGCCGGTCGGATCGGGGAAGTTCAGCGTGAGCACGTCCTCGCGCGGGATCGCGATGTACTGGCTCGAGCCGGGGACCTGATACGACCAACCCTTGATCACGCGCGCGGTCGGATCGTCCATCGTCGAGTAGATCGGCCCGATACGATCCGGGCGCAACGGCCAGAGCCCGAGTGGTTCGCCGGTGAAGCTGCGCTCAATAAAGGCGTTGAATCGGCCGCTGATACCCAGGTAGATAGTCAGCAGCTCGAGAAATTCGTAGGTTGTGAGCAGACCCGGCGTCGGCGACTTGATCAGCCGTTGCAGCGGGTGTGCAGAATCGATCTTGTCGAGCTGGCCCTCGGCGTCTTCGGTGTACGCGAATAGTGGCGGCTCCGGGACGGCGCGCGCGAGCGTGGTGAGCACCGCGTAGACGACCGCGTTTTGCGAGTAGCCCTGGCTGGCGAGCTTGAAGAACGTCCGATCGATCAGCCACAGCAGGTTGCTGAGGTATGAGCTGACGAGGCCGGTGAAGACACGGCGCGTGTCGTTGGTGCGCTGGAGCAGGCCGGTGAGGGCCTGAAAGGCGGCGGTTGCGAGATTCAACGTCGCCTCCCGGCAAATTCGCCTGAAATTGGTTTGAAAACCTATTGACGAATCAAGAGGTTTGATTTACTATTAGGACATGACAAGCACGAGCGGATACCGAGTCAGCGAATACCACCAGCATCGAGTAGATGGCAGCCACATTCGCGTCGCAACCCGCGTCGAATGCCCGGATGGCACGGTCATCGAGTTCATGGAGCGGATGAGCAAGCGTGAGGCGATCCGCAACGCGCAGTACCAGCAGTCGAAGGGGGTCAAGTGATGACAAGCACAACGCAGCGATTCCGAATGATGGTCGAGCCGTACCGCACAATCGAGTCATTGGTGCGCGATGAGGGAACTAAGCTCATCCGCGTCACCAGCACGTCGGATATGAGCGGCATATTCACTGGCGAGTCCGACCGACGCTGTCATTGTTGTGATCGCATGCTGTGGCACTCGCGGGAATACCACGCGGCCCAGATCGCCTGATGGGAGAGCCGTTGGATCTCGGTGACCACTTATTTGAGCGTTTAGTCGAGGCAGCGAATCGCAGCACCCACGGCGGCTCCCGCTCCGGTGCTGGCCGCAAGCCGACCGGCGTCGTCACTGCATCGTTCTCGCTGCGGCCTGATCATGTCGCTTGGCTCGAAGCCCAAGAGATCAACACGGGCGAGAGCAAGTCAGCTATTGTCCGCGCTGCTCTCGACGCCTACATCAAACGGAAGCGCTAGCGCAACCAACCAAACGGCAAGGCCGGCGGGACCGCGAAGGCGAGATTTAAGGCGTCGAGGTCATCTGGGCTACGCTTTATTCGGAGCTTTGTCTGATCCTTTGGCTCGACCACGCGGCGACCCTGATTGTCGACCTTCCAGATGGGCGCCAGTGCTTGCCTGCGCAACTCGCGCCGGGTCTCGGCCGATAGTCGGCTCAGATCAAGCCTGCCTTCGTCCGCGCGCTCAGCAACCGTGAACCACAACTCCGAGCGACGATTCGGGTAGCCTTCCTCATCGATGGCCTTGTTCGCGCCGCTCAGACCGTGAAACAGGTAATCGCCTCGCTGATCAACTACCCCGCCACCGACGCCGTCGTCATCCACGTTCACGTCAATGCGACGGCCTTCGATCCCGCAGTGCTGTCCCCATTGGTTCGCGAGTTGCTTGAGTCGGCCGGCTGTCTCGTCCGTGCTCCATCCGTTAGCCGTCTCATGGTGCAGACTGACGGGACCGCGTCGGACATGGATGCTAGTGAAGTCATCGCCGAACCGAGCGACGTCGCAACCGATCTTGCACGGCTCATCCTTCGGCTCCTCGATCCGAGTCGACTCGGCAACCTGCCAGGCGCCGTCTGACCACACGCTGTTGGTCGCTTGTGACGGCCAGCGTCCAAGCACGCGCGACTCTCCGAGTGGGCCCGGCCGTAGGTATTCGCCCGAGCCTGGCGGCCATTCAATGTCGGTCTTCTTGGGATTGCCGTTGACGGGCCGAAACCACGCCTGCAGCCAGCGCTCAAGATGGCCGAGCCGAACCGCGGCGGGGAGTGGCGGCGGCAAGCCTGCCAACTCAGCGGCGATGTTCGGATGATCGAGTGCTGACAGACTGATCGTGTGCCAGTTGCCCGTCAACTCCTCGAGGTACGCCTGCGAGCTCGTGTCGGTCGGGTTGAAGATGGCGAGCCAGCCGTGGCCCTCGCCCGAGAACATCGACTCGGCGGTTTCCCAGAACACAGGCTCAACGCCGACTGCCTCATCGAAGACGATCAGGAGATGCTCGGAGTGGTGGCCCTGAAAGCTGTCGCCATCCTTGGCCGTGAAGCCGTGGGCGAAGTGGTTAGGCGCGCTCTCCAGCCGCGGCGTCTTCGGGCCTGAGAAGCCCGGACGTCCCTTACGCTGGACGCGGACCTCTTTCCAGAGAAGGTCGCGCACCTGACGATCCGTCGGCGCGGTCGTGAGCACGATGCCGGGGTCAAACGAGTCGTACCACCAGTTGACGAGCCCGCCGCCAAGGTGCGTCTTGCCGACCTTATGGCAGGCTTTGACGAGCACGCGGTAGGGTGGAGTGATCAATGCTTCCGCTATTTCTTGCTGTTTCTGCCACCACGTGACGCCGAGCACTTCTCGCGCGTAGCCGTAGGGATCAGTCCGATACCGGCGTCGCTGCCGCTCCTCGAGCAGAGCGAGGTACCGCTCGCGTTCCTGCCTCAAGCTCAGCAATGCGCGCCTCTAACTCCTCGTCGCTCAGGTGTCCGACGAGCTCAAGGCTGCCGGTCACGTCGGTCGACTTGCGTTCACGCCAGTCCTCATGTCGGCGTCGCTCAAGCCATGACAGCGCCGCGCGCCAATCGCCGTCCTGAGCCGCCTTTGCCAGTACGGCCGCATACATGACCTCGGCCGATGCCTCAGCGATGCGTATCTGGTCGTCAAAATCCCCAAAACGCTCACGCCAGCGCGCTAGCGTGGATTCGCTCACGCCTTGATAGGCGGCCGACGCCTTGAGTGTGTTGCCAGCCTTGAGCGCAGCGATGATCTTCTCGGCCGTCTGCTGATTGAATTTGCTAGGTCGGGCCATGGCTAGTCTTTGATCGCGAGCCAGCCGGCGAAGTTGCCCCAGCGCCAGATGCACTCAACGTGGCGGAAGCCGGCCGCACGTAGCAAGCTCTCGTTACCGGCGGCGGTAAGTGGCACTTGTACGCCTTCCATGCTCGCGCGCTTCGCTTCGATCTCCGTAGCGCTATAGCCATTGCTTGCCTTGAACTCGTGATACGTCTCGACGAGTAACCGCTGCGTTCTACCCGTCTCGGCCTGGACTTTCTCAACCATGAGAAAGGCGCCACCCGGTAGAAGCGACGCGTAGACATGTTCGACGATCACGGATCGGAACTCAGTCGGCACGAAGACGAGCGTTAGGATGGCGAGCGCGACGGATACGTTTGCGTCTCCCGCCCACGATCGGAGGTCCATATCGAGGACCGCGATTCGCGGGTTGCCACTAAAGCGCCGACGTAGGATCTCGAGCATCGCTGGACTCTGCTCAAGCGCAATCCACGAGACAGAGTCGATATCCGCCCTAGACATACAGGTGCCCGCTCGTTTGAGCAACGCGACAAGCGCGTCACCGCGGCTCGCGCCGAGGTCGAGAACGTTTGTCGACGGCCGTAGAAACCGGACGCCAAGGTTGGCGACGATCGCGCGCATCGGCTCAATGGCTGGAATCGATCGCTTGAGCATGTCATCGAAACACTCGGCAACAGACTCATCGAAGCTCCACTTACCGGCGGGACGATGGCCGAGTGACGTCGTCACGTAAGCACCTCATCTCGGAGCGCCGCCGCGACTGCGGCCATCATTGGGGGTGGCACGGCGCGTCCTAGCCGTTCCCATTGCTGCGCGTATGTGCCGGTAAGAGCGAAGTCGTCAGGAAAGCCACATAGCCGTCGGAGCTCAGCTATCGTGAACTTCCGCGGTTCGCTTGGATGGGTGACCGATGCCGCGGTGACGTCGCCACCCTTGGCGGTCACGGTAGGCGACGGCCTAGACGGATCGCACCGGACTAGCGAGAAATAGCGCGACGATTGCTCACCAGGACGGAGCTTTGCCCATTCCTTGCCGACCGCATAGCCTTCCATGCTCGCCTCACTGCGTTCCGTGTTAGACACACGGATGGGTCGGGCGGCGAGAATCGTCGGAATTGGCTGGCCGGTACGCTCGACATATCGGTGATGACCTAAGCCCACGGAGTTGTGTCCGGTCGCCTCTTCGACGAAGAGGCGACGATCAACTCCAAGCGCCTCAGCGATGCCATAGCGGAACGGTAGCGGCTTCGGAAAGACAGGATCGCGCTGGAGATCCTCACGGACTCCAACGAAGATGAGGCGCACCCGCTGCTGAGGTACCCCAAGCCACTGCGCATCAAGTAGCTTCGCGCCGACGCGATAGCCGCATGCGCGGAGCTCGCGTAGGATCTCGAGAAAGTAGCCCTTCGCCGTGCCTTTGACCAAGCCGGAGACGTTCTCGGCAACGAAGGCACGCGGCTGAATACCGCGCAAGAGACGCGCATATTCAAAGAACAGGTCGTCAGTACGCTGGGCAGAGTCGCTATAGCTCTTGACTTGGCCCCAACCCTTTTCGCGCTTACCTGCGGTCGAGAAGGATGCGCACGGTGGCGAGCCGTCGAGAATATCGAGCTCGCCGACCTTGAGTCCGGCTTCAGCAAGCACGCTCTCAGCCGTCAACGTGCGGATATCCGCGCCGTTGACTATGGTTGTCGGCGCATTGGCGCGATAGGTTTCGCGAGCCGCGGGGATGAACTCATTGGCCCATACCACCCGATAGCCGGCCATGCGGTAGCCGAGCGACGAGCCGCCACAACCGGAAAACGTCGATAGAACTCGCAGACCGTTCCACGGAAGTGCAGCGATCTCCGCGAGAAACGGAATCCGATATGGCGGCTTTACTGGCTCCACTGATAGCCGCACTTCGGACAGGTCGTGTTTGTCTCTATGTCTTCGTCGACCTGCTTGAAGTCCTCGGGCGCGACAATCTCGGTCGCAACGCTCTCGAGTAGCTTTGGCAGATCCGCGAAGCCGAGCAGGTCCACGTCCGAGCCGGACTTCTGGAGCTCTTGAAGCAAGCCGACGAGTTGATCGTCGACGTTCTCACCCCAGGCATTGTTATCCCGTAGCGCGCGCTCCTTGGCGAGCTGCTCGGGCACGTCCTCAACGATGGCCCACGTCTCGCGATAGCCGAGCTTTTCGACAGCCCGATAGCGCATGTTGCCCGCGTAGATCGTGCCGTCAGCCATCGCCAGGATTGGGCGCAACCGGATAAAGTCGTCGTCGGCCTCAATCGAAGCACAGAGGTTCTTGAAGCGCTCAGCGCTGATCTTGCGCGGATTCCACGGTGCAGGCTTGAGTTTCGAGAGCGGCGTGAGTTTGGGTGCGGTCACTTCGTCTCCTGGCGGCAGTGCGGGCAGTAGAACGGATCAATCGGTTAGGCGGCCGGTGCGGTAGCGCCAGCGCATGAACAGCAGTCGACTGACGGCTTGCTTGGCCTCGGCCTCGCTCATGCCGCAGTTGATGAAGCGACCCTCGGCGTTGTAGCGCGTCACGAAATGGCGCAGGTTGGCCCGCTCGGCATCGCTCAGGCAGCCGAAGGAGTCGTCTGTCTCGATCGGGCTGTGCATTGGTCACACCAGAAGGGGTCAGTCTTGGGCGAGTACGGCATCTGGCAGCGATGGCACGCCACCACGCGCGGTACGGCAGGTATCTGGCGCGCGTAGCGGACCGGCTCGCTCACATCTCTCGCCAGAGCACGAGTGCCCAGCGACCGATTTGAGCCGTGAACTTGACTAGCCCAGCGTAGTACCGAGGCTCATAGAGCACGCCGAGGCCGAAGTTAGGCGAGCGCCATGTATGGACACGCCAACCACCGACCACGAATCTACGCGTCACAGGTCGGGATCGAACGCGATACCGCCGTCGGCGGTGACCACGATGCCAGCGATCATGCGAGTCTCCTGAATGTCGGGGTGCCGATGGCCCAGGCTGAATCGATGTTGACGTTGGCGCGGCGCCCGCCGGCTTGAATGATCTGGCCGTCGCCGAGGTAGATCGCCATGTGCTGTATGCGCGGCGACGCGGAGCCCATGTTCCAGAACGCATAATCGCCGGGCTGTGGGTCGCTCGTCGGCACGGTCGCTTGCCAGGCCGCGGCCGTCTGGCCGGGCAGGATGACGCCGTTCTGACGCGACCACCAAGCGGCGAAGCCTGAGCAGTCAAAGCCGCGCGGATCAGGCCCGAAATACGAGCGACCCGCGGCACTACCCCAGATGTACGGCTTGCCGAGCTGGTCGAAGGCGTACTGCAATGGATCGGGCGCGGTGTCGGCGTCCGAGTCGTCGGGCATGGCCTCAGTCCCGAAGGCGAAGGCCGGCACGGCGCCCACGAGCGCGCTCAACCCGCCGCCGACGGCCATCATCAGAAGCCTTCGGCGCGTTCGGATCAGGGTCATTGCTGGCCCTCCGATCTAGAGGCGCTCGACGGCGCTCCGGAGTCGCTCAGGCAACGCCTGGGCGTAAATCTGCGTTGTCGCCACGCTTGAGTGGCCGAGTAGATCCTTGATCTCGAGGAGATCGGCGCCTTTGGCGAGCAGGTTCGTGGCGAACGAGTGCCGCAGCTTGTGCGGCGTGACGTGGCGCACGATCTCGGCGCGCTCGGCCGCAGCGTGGATCATCAGTTGCACGGCTCGCGTGGTTAGGTGGCGATAGGGGTTGCGTCCGACGAACATGTAGCCCTCACGGCACCCGCGTCCGCCACACTCATTGCACGCTGGCCCTTGGCTATCGGCACAGCGGTGCTCATTGATCCACGACTTGAGCGCGCGCGCGAGTTGCGGGTGCATCGGCACGGTGCGATCCTTGTCGCCTTTGCCGGCGTGGACCTCGAGCATGCCGTCCTCAAAGTCGAGATGCTCGATCCTGAGCTTGCAAATCTCCGAGACGCGCAGTCCGGCGTAGGCGCCGATCAGGACGATGAGCCGGTCGCGCTCGGTTGGAACCGCAGCGAGTAGCCGCTCAAGCTCGCGCTCGCGGAGGTAGACTGGAAGGCGTCGCCGTGCCACACGTCACCCGCCTTTACCCGTCAGATGAAGAGGCACGTAGACGTGATGACGAGCATTGGGCGCTCTGGCATGAAGGCGTACGTTGCGACGGGGTTACGCAGAATGGCGAGCGCTGCTCGAACGTGGCACGTAAGGGTGCAACCTTGTGTTACTGGCACACGCCTGGTGCAGTGAAGAAACGCCAAGAACGGATCAACAAGGCCCTTGCTACCTTTTCGCTTTCCAACGATTAGGCGAAGTCAGAAACAGTCGCAATCGTCGTAGTCCCAGCCGCAGACGGGGCAGGAGCCCACTAGTCGCGCGTCCTTACCGGGCTGGCAATGCCGCAGTGTTCGAGGCCCCAGAACAGGACCACTATCCAGCGCGTCATCCAGCGGCGACGACGCTTCCCGACGTGATCCCGTATCGCCACTAGTCGCGGCCGATGAACAAGAAGTATGAGCCCAGGCGCAAGAAGATGCCCTTGAACAGCCGTGAGCGTGAGATGCCCCAACCCCGGTAGTGCTGCGGATAGCACTCAATCCGCCATCGCATGCTTAGTCGCGGCCGACGTCGACGCGGGCGGGCAACTGAGAATAGCCTCTATCGATACGATTCGGACGGCTGAGCAGCAGTCGGCGCCGCTCGAGCAGCGTTCGCACGCGATAGCGGAAAAACCTGTCATCTCGGCCGCACGCGTCATCGAGCGTGTCGAGTTCGTCGAGTACGTCGGTCAGGTCGGTACTGCGGATCAGCCGTGCGATCTCAGTGGCAGCCATCGTGTCGCGCCTCCTCAAGACCGGCCAAGCGATCGTCATAGCCGTGCAGCATGGTCTCGATGCTGAGCAGCAGCACCGTGGTTTGGGCTTTCTGCGCTGTGTCTTCGTCGGTTTGTCGGTTGAGCGCGCCCTGCACCACGAACGACATCAGGAAACTCACGACCGTCGTGACGGTGTTGACGAGCAACTCCCAGGAATCGGACCAGTGGAAGATCGGCCCGGCAAACAGCCACACCAGGATCGCGGCAACGGCCACGGCGAAGACCTGGGGCGAGCCGGCGACACGCTGCACCTGGAAGGCAAATCGGTCAAAACTGCGCATCGCTACCCTTCTGATATAGACGCAGTGTTACGCTGTGCCTGCACGTGCGAAGCAAGTCTTATATCGCGGAGGTATGTGGCAGATGCCACGAGGCGTACCAGGTTCAGGCGCAACGATGACGCGCCAAGCGACCACGGGAATGTCGACCACGATTGGCCGGCAGCAGAACATCGGTCAGCAGAGCGTTTTGTTTCACTACGGCACTTGGATCGGCCTGCCAGCGAATAACAAGTGGGGCTTCGACATCGTGAGCCTCAGCGGCGACTACCACGAGTCGCTACTCGCAAAGCAAGACTTCCAAGCGCTCATGCTGTGCTTCTCTGCCGCGCTGAAGCAGTACGGCATCCTCAAGGGCGGCGTCGGTCAGAACGCGAACATCGGAGGCCGCACGTCGCGCTCAACCAACGCTATCGCCAGGACTCGGGTCGCCCGCAACTCCGGGACCACCACCGGCGGTACTGGCACCGGGGGCACCGGGGGTACCGGCAGCATCACTCGACGAGCTACCCGCAGTCGTGTCTCCGGCACTCGCACTCAGACGCCCGCTGTCAACAGCAGCACTCCCGTCGGCACGAGTTGAGTCCGATCCCTGGTGGCAGTGAACTAGCCAACGTGCGACACGCGCCACCAGGGCATCTCGCTTCGTTGTCTGCCAGCTATCGACGCTGACGATGTGCTGCGGCGCGGTCCGCGGCTCGCAGATCGGGCAGTCGTGCGGAGCTGCGCTCGAATGCGTTAGCACCGCGTAGTGGGGGCCGGCGTGAAAGATCACGCGACAGAAGGCACCCTCGATGTTGCACGTGCTCCGTCGCATCGCCTCGGCGGCGAGCGCCGCCCAGATATCGTCGTCCATGGTGAGATTGCCTCCCGGAGACGACAGAAGCGACCGACTACTGCGCCCGTTTTCAGGGCACGGTCGGGCAGACGAGACATCTTGACTCATGGCTGGGGCCCGGCAGTAGTGACGAATGTCATCATTTACGCCGCGTCTTCTTTGACGATCGGGTCGTAACGGATCAGATTGCTACCCATCGCGAAACGGACAAGCATCCCGTCTTTCTCTACGCGCGCCGCTTGGAGCACGTCAATGATTGCGGGCACTTCGACCTCAAGCGCGGTGAGGTACAGGGTGATCGTGGCACTCAGCGGCTTGCCGGCGTCTACATCGAGCTCGATCCTCGTGGTGTAATCGCTGATGTCCACGCCATCGAGCCACGCCTGCGCTGTATAGCCCGGCTTGAACGTTCGCTCGCCGGGCTCGCCGGCTTTGATCTTGAGGTTCATGCTGCCTCCTTGAGTTGGCGCGCGAACACGTCGCGCTCGACGAGTGAAAGCGACTTCGGCCAGCGGCACTCGGTCTGAGCGCCCCCAAGGCTGACGGCCATCAGGTAGTAGGCCAGGCTGCGCGAGCGCGGGCGTCCTGTCTCGGCGTCGCGCGGTTCAAGCCAGCGATCGATTTCTCGCACGCGCAGATTGCGGCGGTAGTAGACGTACCGCGGCCGGTAGACGCCATCGCGTGCCTGCGCCTCGAAGATCCGTTGCGTCGAGGTCCACGAGATCGGCAAGCCGTCGGCGGCGCGGTACAGGTCTTCGAGCAAAGCGATTTGCGAGGACATGCCATCGCTGCCGGCGCTCCCGCGAGCGTCACCAGCAGCCGGCGCCGTCTCGGTCAGACAAACGCACATACGGCCCGAGGCTGAGCGGGCACCCTCGATCACCGTGCGCTGAAAACAGTACGCGAGCGCCTCCATGTCATCGGCCGAGCGGCCCATAACCATGTGCTGCATGACCTCGATGTGGCCGTACTCGGAGCCGTCCCAGCGTGCGCCGGGGATCGTCTCGTGCCACCAGCGTAGAGCTGACGGTTTGTAGCAGCCGTCGAACGGCGTGCAGACGTGCCTACTCACGCCGCAACCTCAAACCCGGCATCCAAGAGGGCGTCCAGACGGTGTGCGGCGAGTTCGCAGTAGGACTCCTCTGCTTCGATACCAATAGCGCGATAACCGAGTTCTCGTGCAGCCGCCAGCGTCGAACCACTGCCGGCGAATGGGTCGAGGACAACCCCGCCGCTAGGCGTGGTCTTGCCGATCAGATGCTCAAGTAGCGCTACCGGCTTCTGCGCAAGATGGTCGCGCTCGTCAATCGGGACCGCGCGATAGCGGATGACGTCGCCGTCGCCAGTCTTGACGTGCGGCGAGGCGTCCGACTCGCAGAACAGGATCAATTCGTGCTGATGCCGCCAAGCGTAGCCATTGATGCTGGTCTGTTTGTCCCAGACCAGAGGCCGCATTCGGCGGAAGTGACGATATGCGGCTACGTAGAAGGCTGGATAACTCTGCCCATCGCAGAACACATAGGCGAAGCCGGCAGGTGCCAGGACACGCCGGGTCTCAGCAAACACGCCTCGGAAGAAGTGCTCAAGGATGCTTAGGTCACTGAGACTGCGGGCCGACTTGCGCCGGACGTTGTAGTGCGCGGCGGGGAGGAAGTACGGCGGATCGGTCACAACCGCGTCTGCCTGCCCATCTGGCAGGGTCGCCATGATCCCTAACGCGTCTCCATGCCAAATCTGGACACCACCACGTTCGTAATAGGGCCTCGGCCCAATGCGTCGAGCCATCAGGCCGCGCGCTGTTCTAGGCGCTGGGCGAAGCGCGCCGCGCACTCGGGCAAGCTCAGCACGCCGGCGTTGTGGGCGAGCAGGATCGTCTCTACTCGGTTACTGGCGCCGAGCTTGTGCGCCGCGTTGGAGATGATGTTCCTCGTCGTGCCGCACGTCAGGCTCAGATCAGCAGCGACTTGCTTATCCGTCAGCCCTTCGGCCACGAGCCGAACGACATCGACCTCGCGCGGCGTCAGAGTGTGGCGCGGGCGAAAGGCGAGAATCATCAGAGGTCCACCGAGTCTTCGTTGCGGACCGCGAAGTAGGTCCTCACATCACGCTCGAGTTTGGGATTCTCACCCGTCCACTCAAGCACGCCCGTCGTGCTGTGCCTCACGTCGCGCTGCGGATCGAACTTGTCTTGCACGAGGATGGTCCATCTGTCC